CAACTTCGTTAGTTGGGGTATTGAAGACAGGTAAGCCATAAGAATCAATGTATCCTTCGTAGTTCCATTCCATAGGTATGAACAAAGAATATAGTCCCGAGCTAGTCTGTCCATTGCGGTTTCTTTTTGTAACATCTGAGCTATCATATAATTTTTTAAAATTTCTACCTCCTTTATCTAAAGCGTTAGATGTTGATCCCATCATACACTTACCAATAATTCTAGAACCTAGTCTAAGTGTAGTTTTAGTAACACGCCAGTTGTTAAGAATATTATTTGGTTTTTCCCATTTACCAGATTCATCGTGAACTAATAGTTTTAGCTTTTCACCATCATAAGAGTTATCCCCTGTGTTTTTCCAGTCAATAGTTGTATCTAATCCTTGTAAGTCTATAGCGTCGCTTCCTGCTTCTATACTTCTTCTAGTAAACTTAGATGCTGGAACTCTATAAGCTAATTCTGTTTTAGGTCGATCCATACCATCTTGAATCGGTTTAAAAAAGAAAGGATAGTTAACTGATATAGGAACTACTTTATCTGTAAACATTTTTTTAGCATCCGGTCCAGTTTTAGATAATATTCCATAACGTGAATCACTAGATATTGTTGCTAAGTTTACAACTTCTCCTGATGCCATAAAAGAGAATCCAGAACGACGGTTTTTGAGGTAACACATTCCGTAGCATCTTGTATCTGCTTTGCAAGCTTCCCAGAATAAGAAGAATAATCTATTGGCTTCTCTATAGTCTGGTGCCCCAACGTCAATCTTACTCCACTGCAAGTACATGTAATGAGTGCCAGTAAGATAAGTAGCTTTACCTTTATTATAAAACCAAAAACCTTCTTCACGTCTTTTAAATTCTTCATCTATATATTCAAACCATTTTTCTTTAAAATCTTCTGGATATTCTTTCCAGTCAAAAACAGTTTTAATTCTATTTAAAGATTTAGGATATTCAGTTTTAACCCATTTATCTTCTTTAAATTTGTGAACATTTTCTTCTTTAGGTAAAGCTATTTTTAGATTTTGTATCTCATATATTTCACCTATTTTACCTGTTTTTGATACTACAATTACATCATGTTCTTTATTGTACCCATATTCCCACTTACTATAACGATTTAATCGTTTAATAATTTTAGGTTTAATATGATCATCTAAAATCTTATATAAAGTCTGCTTGTACATTACTTAGATCTCCCTTCTGCAAAACCCTTAAAGGTTTTTTCTTTTTTAACTTCTTCTTTAGGCTTGTCTTCTAACATATTTTGTTCTTCTTCAATCCTATTTAATATCTCAAAAGCATCAAATATAGCCAACTTTTTTGTAGCAGCTGCGTTTTTTAATCTGTCCGCGGAAATATCTGGTCCAAAATCTATAATAGGTTCTTTAGCAACTTTGATCAACTCTTTAACTGCTACGCGCCCAGCTTGGATTATATTCTTCTTCGTTTCCTTTGTAGTCATACTTTATAACAATATCATTTGATTTCATACAATAAATTCGTTTACCATCTACGATAAACTCCCATTCACGACCTGGTTTATAACCTATTAGGTCTCCTGGGTTAATATTAAGTGCTTCTAGATCATTATTACCTATTTTAAGTATACCAACGCACTTTTTTTCAATATCAGTTAATAGAGAGCTGTTTTCTTTTATAGGCATTACAAAACATCTATTCATAAAAGGAAGCCAATTATTTTCTTTTTTATATAAATATATTTGATTTGGTTTACAAAAATATAAATCTTCTTTAAAATATTGACTACTGTTTCTTTGTTCACCTCTTATATCATACCACCTTCTAAATATATTATGATGGATTATTATTTCATCACCAACATTAATATCAAAAGAATATGCTAAAGGTACTGATTTAACAATGGCGTGTCTGCTTACATTTTTGTGGTCTTCAACACTTGCATTGATAATCAGCTCTTTACCATTTATATTTATTTTATTATTATATCTACCTTCTTTAGGTGTTATAATAAAATCATATATACTATTCATTAATATTCTAAATCATATTCTACAGATATAGCCATATTAGAATTAAACTTTTTCCACGGCATAACTTCATCTGCTTTTTTGATATAAATATTATAAGAATTATCTGCTTCATCTAAATCGATGCTATGAATTACATGTCCACCGTAAACTGATTGACCTATAGAATAATGCATAGCTTCGTTTTTATAGTCCGCGCCTATACTTATTTTTCTTATAACTGAATCCATTTTTATTTTTCTTCAGTCTTCTCTTCTTCTTTTACTTCTTCGTAAGAACCATCAGATAAGTTAATATTAACTTGACCATACTTTTCTTCTAATTCTTTTTTAGTTACATCTAACTCTTTTAAGAATTCTGAATAAGCTTGCATGATCTCAGCTTTTTTAACTTCTAATGAACCTAAATCTAAAACACACTGTTGTATTTTACCAGTTTGTTCTTTAACCTTACTTAGTTCTTGTTCTTCAATTTTGTTTACTTTTTCTGCCATTTGATTTAATTTTAATTGTTATTACTATAATTATTATTACTTATTAATATATACTTTTACTTTTTGAATATACTACTCGCCTTTTCTGTCGTGCGTCCGCCGAAATAGGCTAAGACAACCGCCATCATGACCTTCTCGAAAGTATCGTTCCACAATTCATTTATATGAAAAGGTATAGTTTCAACACTATCTAGTATACCTGCAAAAGAAAATACAACAATACACCACACTAAGACTAATGGACGTACATTTTTAGACATCCAAGAGTCTGACATAGAGTCTGCTTGCCATCTTGATGTTATAGCTTCAATCTCTTTTGTTTGTTGTTCGTAGATTATTTGTTGTAATTTTACTTTATCTTCTGTTGGAGCATCAGCTTTTGTTATAGCTTCTATTGCTTCTTTTGGTGATGTTACACCTTGTAATACGTTTCCTAATGTAGGATTTATTACAGACGCTGCGCCAAACAATAATTGTCCAACGGTTGTATCTTTAAATTTCTTTTTACTCATAATGCTTCGTAGGGATCTGTTTTACTATAAGCTTCTTTTTCCCAAGGTAAATTTGGATTACCTTCGTTCATTTTTGATCTAGAATAAGTTTTACCTTTCCAATAAACATTTTTATCATCATAATCAAGATCACCTCTTTTTATTTGATCTATATGTACTTCTTCATGCTCTATAACACTTTCTTTAGCTTCTTTAGTTTGATCAGGAGCTACTAATATAGTACCATTCTTGTTACCTTTACCTAAACAACCTTCTTCTAGTTCTCTTTCATATACTGGAGATCCGTTAATATTAAATGGAGGTTTCATTTTAAACGCCATATGTTTAAGTGTTAGTTGTACTAGAAACGTTTTTTTCAATAATATTAGTAGCTTCTTTTGGTTCAGTTGATGCTACATCAACATTACTTTTAGCTTTGTCAACAGTACTTGTTATTGGACCTACAGTAGATCCTATCATTGATGAAATAACTGGTGTAGTAAATGGCGCAACATTTTCCGCACTAGCTGATGCGTAGTTTGATAAAGTATCTGCTGCTTCTTCTCCTTTAACAAGTCCCTTTGAACTTGTAGCCGCTGCTACAGTACCACCAACTTGTTTTCCAAACAATTGTTTAAATTTATTTCCAAGTTTAGTATCTTTATTTTTTTGAACCGCCCAACTTGTTAAACCTCTAAGATCATTTACAAGCTTTGAATGAGGTTTAAACATTTCTTGTGCCCATTTACCTGATTTACTAGCTTGATATGTAGTACCTGTAGATCTAGTAAAAGTATTTAAAGCTTTAGAGTATTTATTTACTTTGTCCAAAGCTGCCATATCACCAAGTCCTGGAAAAGCATAAACAGTACTGGCAACCCCTTTTTTCATATGATGCTTCCAACTCTTGTCTCCAATTCCAAACGCACTAGCAACACCTCTTGTACCAGATATTAAAGCATTAGCACCATCTGCAAATACGCCATATCCTGGAGTAAAACCTCCAACTCCTAATGCTCCTTGAAGATTATCAAGTTGATCTTCTGTTGACATTTCACCGCTTAACTTTCTATTATGAGATTCAGTTACATCTTTACCACCAAGAGTTACTTTATCACCCTCATGAAGTTTCATTACATTGCCTTGACGATCATATCCTTTTTTAGGTTGAGTGTTGTATTCAGAGTTTTCCCACTCTTCACCACCTTTTAACATTGCTTGACTCTTTTTGTTTTCAGAGATTTCGCTTGCTTTACTTAATTCATCTTCAGTAAAAGTATTACCAGAATCAGTACCATCGGGATTTTTAGCACCAGGTAAGCTCCAACCACTAGGTCTTTCAGAAGCAGGCCAAGTACTCCAATCTTTAGGATCTTTAGTGTACTCAGTCTTAGGCTTTTCAGTAGTTTTTCCTGATTTAACATTCTCAACTATTTGATCTATTTCTCTATCTCTATCAGCCTGTGTTCTGCCATCATGACCTTCATCACCTGGACTAAACCATTTACTTTTTTCACTATCCCAATAGCCAACTTGTTCATTATTGTTTAATGGAGATTGTAAAGCATTTCGGGATATACCCCAGTTTTGCGTATAAGGCATTGCTTACTTTTTTGTACCTCTTTTAACAACTGGATTGATGTAATCAAGATTGTGAATTTCTTGTGAATCTGATTCATGTCTTCCGATACCAACTCTACTTCCTTTACCTTCGTATTTTTTAGGTGGTTTAGCTGGATGATGAACCATCATATGGTTATGAAGTTCTTTACCTTTCATCTCACCGTGATTCATGTTTCTTGCTGGAGAACCTTTTCTTGATAAACCTTCTTTTTTCTCATCATGTTTAACATCTTGAGCTAAGTTAGTTATATGTTGTTCATCAGCTGTTTGTCTCGCGTCTTTATCTGCTACGTGAAACTTTTGATCATCTTTAATATCTCTTTTAAGATAATCCATATGAGCTTTGTCGTCTTTAATTGCTGCAGCCACATTTGATTTTGTAATGTGAGTATGCATGTGTTTATGTATTGGATGTCCCATTTTATTTTTATTTATTTGTTAAAAGTATGCTATTAATTCACCTGCGGTAGTTAAAGTATTTGGCGTCCCGCCTGTAGCGCCCGCACCTACTAAAACTTTTTGTACCATTACCGGAATAATATCTCCTGCAGGTACAGATTCTATAAACACTAAATCACCTTGTAATGTTTCTACATAGATATTTCCTGTTGTACCTACGTATATACAAGCACCTGGTGAATCTTGTTCATTAGAATTAAATATTTTATAATCTTGAACTGCTACTCCTCCAGAAAATGGAAAAATATCAGCTGACAATAATAACGTATTATTATCTACAATTTCTACAACAGTTGCAACAGCTGGAGCGTTAATACTAGAACTTGTCATTGCATACATGTTATATACAACCATTCCTGGAGCAACACCTTCATTGTTGATCGAGCCGTTAGCGTTATATGTAGTTACAAAATTAGCATTTGTATCTCTCATGTAACCACTAGTATTTATTACTGCGGTTGTTGCACCAGTAAACTTAGCTGATGGTCCCGGAATATTTATTGTATTGCTAGGAGCCACCGGGATTGCGCTAGTATACGAACTTGCATTTATTATCATGATTTATTATTTTACGTCTCTAATTTTTTCTTTTTGTTCTCTTCTAGACTTTATAATAGCTTGCCTTTTGTTTTCTCTAAATTTATTAGATTTTCTAGCTTTTTTTCTTTCAGCTCTACCTTCTTGTCTAATTTGTCTTTTTCTTAATCTATTAGCTTTTGCTCTATTTTCTTTTTGAGATTCTATATCTTTAGATTCTACTGTAGCTTTTTTAGCTGCAACTACTTTATCTTTAGTTTTATCTAATCTTATTTCACTTTTAGATTTTTCACCTTCTTCTTTATCTTTTGTTTTTCTTTCTTTAATACCTTTTTTTGATCTATCGCGGTCAACATTTACAACCACTTCTTCTAATTCACCACCCATTTCAGTATTTAAAGGTGATGCTTTTCTAGACATACCCATGTCTTCATTAGCTTCTCTTGAAAGATCATCATCTCTCTCTGCTATTTCTTGATCTGGATCTATTGCTGTTACGGTACTTTCGTTATTGTTTTTTCTTTTATTTTTTCTTTCTTGTCTTTTTTGTTTTCTTAAGAATTTTTTATATTCAGGAGTGTCTCTGTAATTAGGATCTTCATAATCAAAATCACCTTGTTCAGGATTTATATGACCAGATTCATGTCTAGACATACCCATTAGCGTTTCAGCTAATTCTGCTTGTTGTCCAGTTCTAGTGCTATAATCTTCTTTATTTGCGATTACTTGATCAGCAAATGCTTTAGTACTCATACCAGCTTCTTCTGCTTTCTTTCTAAAAGCACCTGGTCTTTTTATTGCTCCTTTAATCCAATCTCCATTTAATGGTGAAGATTTTCTTGATAAAGGATTGTTGTTTTGTTTAAATGCCATGATTATCCTCTTTTTGCTCGTTGTGTTATTGGAATAGAACAGTCTTCATAAGGAACTGCTCCTAATTTTAATGCCATACCTTTAGATCCACTACTAGAGCCAAATCCATGAGGTCTTCCATGTTGATCTAGTGGACCGTCCCATATTTGAGATTCCCCAACTATACCTACTGAGTTGTTTTTAGAAGCATGAGTGTGTGACTTGTCTTCTACCATGTTTAAGGGTGATTTTTTCATAATTTATTAGTTTAATATATTTTCTCCCATGTTTCTATCAAAAGAACCTGGTATTTCTTCACCAAACATGCTACTAGCTGCATTGATAGTGTTAGGGTTAAAATTAGTTGGATTATTTTGAATAATATTTTCTGCTACAGGTCCTTGAACTTCAGTAGCAAATGCTGGTTGAGTATCATCTGCGGCTATTCTATAGTTGTTATTTCTATCACGCATAACTGTTTTCATTTGGTTTTCTAGTTTATTCATTCTGCCTTTTCCAGAACCAAAAAACCCATCAATACCTTTAGCTATACTTCCTACACTAGTTGTACCACTTGATCCAACTAATGCAGCTTGTAAACCGGCACCAGCGCCTACTCCTATAAATTTTATCGGACTTTTACTCATCTTTCTTTGTCTTTATTTACATTATACATTGCACGATACATAACTTTATCAGTATATGTTTCACCTGCAACTAACTTGTTTCTTCTTTCACTCATAGGTATGTCATCTAATCCCAGCATTATTCTATATATTCTACTGATTAATTGTTTACCTTTAAATGATATTTTATAAATGTTGTATTTTTGTGTGGTTCTATTTCTGTGTCTCCACACTAAAATCCAATCATTTTTAATTAATTTATTCCATCTACGATTATTCCAACTAAAAGTATAAACCCCTTCTTCAAAGTCTTTTTTAGTAAATAAACCTATACAGTCTAAATAAATTATTAACTCCAACTCAGCATCAGTTAAGCCGTTGTTTTTACAAGCCCATTTTCGTATTATACGGTAATGTTTCAGCAAATTTAGATTTTTTAAATCTGATGCTTCTAGCTTTTTCATAAAACAACGACCACATTTTCTTGTCTGATGACATGATATGGTTCTTTTTCTATTTCTATTCTATGTGCAGCAGCTTTATCAAAATAAATTATATCATCTTTTTTTACAGCTACTACAGAATCACCAACATCAATAACTTTTGCTTGTTGAAATCTAACATCTTCTCTTTGTTTCTCTGTTAACAACAAACCTCCTTTTGTTTCTTGATTAGGTTCTTCTATTTTTTTTATAATTAAGTTATTTCCTATCGCCCTCATGTAATCTTATATTATTAATTATACAATCAGTTGATAAAATCGTTGTTGCTACAGAAGCCGCGTTTATTAACGCACTTTTTGTTACCAATAATGGATCAATAATTCCACTATCGATCATATTTACCATATTTCCTGTAACCACATCAATACCTTGACCTTCTTCTGCAGGTATTTTATATTCTTTATAACCCGCATTGTCTAATATTGTTTTAAAAGGGGATAATATAGCTTTACTTAAAACTTTTTCTCCAGCATTATCTTCTTTTATATTTAAAGCTGCATTTAGTAGAGCAATACCACCACCAGGGACAATCCCTTCTTTTATAGCGGCTCTTGTAGCACAGATAGCGTCTTCGACTCTATCACTTTTTTCTTTTAATTCTATTTCTGAATTAGCACCTACTTTGACAACGGCTACTTTTGCAGCTAATAACGCTAGTCTTTTTTCATATGCCATTTTTAATCCAGGCACTTTTTCTTTATGTTGTTTTTGATGAAGATCTTCAATAAGCTCTTGTACAGCAAATGGAGTTTCTTCAACCTGAATTATAGTGTTATCTTTACCACTTATAACTTTTTTAGCTTTTCCTAAATGATCTATACTTATTAGATCCATGTCATCACCTAAATCTTCATTTATAACAGTAGCACCTGTCATTAAAGCTAAGTCATTAAGTTTTTCTTTTTTAGTAAATCCATAAACTGGAGCATCTACTATACAAACCTTAATATTACCTTTCATTTTATTCATCGCTAATGCTGCTAAAACTTGTGGTTCTACATCTGCAACAATAAATAAAGGTTTGTTGTTTTTTATAACATATTCTAAAACACCTTGTATTTTACGTATGTTTTCAATTTTTGATTCTACTATAAGGACTAAAGCATTGTTTAATTCAGCAGTACCTTTAGCTTGATCAGTTACAAAATGTAAACTTTTAATTGGTTTTGCATATTGCATACCATCAATTATTTTAACTGATGATTCTAATTCTTTAGATTCTTCCATCATTACAATACCGGTTTTACCCACATCTTTAAATGCTCCACCAATTAATTCGCCTAATTTTGAATCATTATTAGCAGATATTGTAGCAACTTGATCAATCATTTTGCCTTCAACAGGTATACTGATTTTTTCTAAATAATTAACAACTTTTTTTACAGCTGAATTAATACCTTCTTTTAATTCTCTAGTATTAATATAAATATTTTCTTCTTCAGCAGCATGTCTTAATATAGCGTTAGCTAATACTGTAGCTGTTGTTGTGCCATCTCCAGCTTCTTCAACAGTTTTTCTTGCTGCTTCTTTTAATAATGTTGCACCCATGTTTTCAACAGCATCAAATAATACTACTGAGTTTGCAACTGTTACACCATCTTTGGTGATAATTGGTTTTCCATGATCATCTTCCAGGATAACACACTTGCCGCTAGCTCCTAATGTGGAGCTAACAGCTTTAGTGAGTTTTTCTATCCCTTTAAATATCTGATCTTTTGCATCTTGACCGAAGTTAAGATGTTTCACAAGTTTATCGGACATAATTTAATTGTATTTAATTTTATTTAAAGGTTTTCACGACTTTTGGACCATTTAAGAACTCTATTTTTTTAGCATAATGCTCTACTGATCCATCAATAGCTGTTTCTGCTCCTTCAATAGTTTCTCTACGGGTTACGTCGATCCAAGTATCTTCGTCTTCTGGACTCTGGTACTCGGTTTGGTAGAAACCGTTAGCTAGTTGAACTATCCTCCAGTTTTTCTTGTCTGCAAGATGTTTCCATAAGTTAATAGTTTCTTGGGTTAATTGTGGTTGACTATTCCACGTTCTAGTCGAATAATAAAACGTCATTTGGTTTTGGTTTTAATTGGTTAATAAAAAATTGTTACTATGTAATGCTAGTGATAGGTCCAACTTGTCCTGTTCCACCAGATCCAGTTCCTAGTAATTCAACTGATTGCTTAGCTGCGAATTTAGCTGTATCAGCTTGATTAACTAATTCACTTGGCTTAAGGTAAGAACTTGCTTGTGGAGCATCTGGAGACGCTGTAAAATCCCAAGCTACATTTTCACCAGGTACCATTGGCATGTTCCAAGGTTGAGCAACACCTTTGATGATTTGCTCCCATAATCCTCTTTTCCAAGCTGCTTGTTGACCAGCTGTAGAAGGAGGGAAACTTGATGCACTTGCCGCAGCGATATTAAGAACTGCAGTACCACCATCACCATAAGTAATAGTTGTAGCTGTACCAGCACCGTTAACCGCAATAGTTGCTACGTTTGAGATCTTAAGTGGAGTTTGAACACCGCTTACATCTACATTTAAAAATTTATCTGCCATTTTGTTTATTTTAAATGGTTAAGGTTTACTATTAATTTTTTTCGGATGTATAAGATAAGGTAAACCTAAAAAATACCCTATACACCTTATATGTTATTATTACTTGTTTTTCTTGATTTTTACTTATTAATTTAACAATAGAGGTTCTTTGCTATAAGTTCTACCTTTATCATCAAATTTTTCACACATCCAGAACATACCATCAGGTTTCCATTGACCATGCCATCTTGGAGCTCCTTCATGTGCTTTACAATCATATTTTGCAAACTCCCACACTCTACTTGAGTTGTCTTTTATTTCATCTAGAGATTTTACATAGTATAAATCAAAAGGTCCTAATTTACTCGCTTCTTTCATTAGATCAGGTAAATCACTATTAACAGTTCCAGTTATGCAAATATCTATATCAGTTGTTTTCCAACCTTGTAATAAACCACCTACTAAATAAAGCTTGTAATCTTTCCAGTCTAATTTTAATAAATCTTCTAAACAACCTTTATACAAATCATCATCTGTACTTTCCATCCAAGGAACCAATGTATATCCTCCATTTACATATCTTATCTCTCCATCTGTTTTAAGATTTAGGTCTTTTATGTTTAAATTTTCAAAATATCCCATGTTATATATCGTAATTTGTTAATTCTATTGCTACACCATATGAAACACCTGACCATGTTTTATTTGATAAACTTTTTTGATAACCAAATGATAATTCATCTCCAGCAGAAAATGTATTAGACGCTGTTGGACTCCATTCTATTTTATCACTTGAAATAGTTAATTCTGCGCTACTTGCTTGTTGAGAACCATTTACGTAGAAAAATAATTGAGTTGTAAAACTACTACTTGGAGAACCACTTACGTTTTTCATAACAACTTTGGTTAATTTTCCAGCATAAGGCATAGTTATATTATGATAATAAGTTCTAGTGGAAACTGTGGTTTCACTCAAGCTATTAAAAGGAACAACTTGTATAGAACTTGATGTTCCGTCTGAAAAATTACTATTAAATAAACAAGGTATACTTCTACCCTCTACATCTCCTGATACAACAATATCACCCGTTACTGAAATACCAGTAGATTTTGTTTCAAATTTCTTTGAATTATCATAGTAAAGTTCTATAGGACCATCTTTGGTGAATTTAGCATAATTTTCACCCATTGCCCCTGACTTTAAATGAACCTCTGTATCTGAATAGATTTCTAAATCTCCTGGACCTGACTCAATAATAAATGAACCAGTTCCCATGCTTGAATGATATATTTGTAAATCATCAGATGTACCTAACATTACTTTTTTATCATCAACAAATCTAGCATCTTTATTAAATTGTACTCTAGTGTTACCACCATCTAAATAAAAATATGTAGCATTACCTCCAGAACCATCATCTGACTTAAAAATAATATCACCATCATCTTGGTTGTTTATTATTTCTAAATCACCCGTTGCGTTGGTTAAATATGTATCAACCGCGTTGTGTCCTATTGTAAAATCTTGTGAAGCACCAAATTTTAAATAAAGAGAATCTCCAAACAATAGATCTGTATAACCAATCATTGAAGCAATACTACCATTTAATTTTAAATAAGTTTGTGTACCTCCAGAACCATTATCACATCTTAACGATAAATCACCGTCATCAGTGTGATTTGTAATTTCATAATTTCCTGTATAATTATCTATTTTTCCAACTGCACCTGTATGTTGTATATAAGTATCATGATTACTACCCATTGCAATTACCGCCGCATCTGGAAATACAGTAAATGGTTGTGTACCACC